TGTCACCACCGGCAACGTCGGTCAGGTCGCCGGCATGGACATCTACCAGTGGAACCAGATCCCGAACGTCGAGAATCTCGCGGGCGTGGCCATGGGCCCGGATTCCTTGCTGGTCGCGACTGGGGTGCCGATGGCTGAAATCGCCGGCTTCAACGCCAGCGTTGCCACGGCTGAGTCGGGTCTCTCCGTCCAGGTTCTCGTCGGTCAGGCTGAAACGGGCAACATCCGTTGCATCGCTCAGATCCTCATCGGCGCCAATAAGGGCCGTGGGACGAGTGCTGTCCGCTACGTCACCGCTGCCTAAGCGGCCTGACATCGAAAACGGGGGCTCCGCAAGGGGCCCCTTTTTTGTGCCTGTTTGCCAATGGCCGCAGGGTTATGAGTTTATACTCTGAGTTCCTGCCCGACGCGAAGGAGATGGTCGCAGACTTCGGCGTGGCCGGTTCGGCCAACTCTGGAGCGATTACATTCGCTTGCCTCATCTCCGACCCCGCCGTGCAGACCGTCCTCGAAGCAGGGGGGTATATGGAGCGAACCCAGTATACCGTCCGCCTCCCCGCCGCAACGGCCTCCTGGAGCCTTCCAGATGGGTCTACGGGGGCTTCCACGGCCATCATCGTCGGCGGCGTGCCCATCGCTTCCCTCGCCCAGGGCAAGAAGATCGTGGCCGGCGGGAAGAACGTCCGCATCACGACCCAGACCTACAAGCCCGGGTCGGCCTGGGTGACGCTCGTCGTCATCGACGACAACCAGTAATGCCGGCCAAGGTCTCCATCGAGCCGAAGTCCCTCGCTCAATTTGTGGAGGCCTGTCGGCAATTCGCCGCGGCGACCAAGATCACCATGCGCGACGCCGTCCTCGAGCAAGCGGCCTTTGCTTGCCAGGATGCGGCCAACTTCACGCCCCCACTGGTCAAGGGCGGAGGCGGAGGCCTTACCCCTGCTGCCAAGAAGGCTGGCCTCGGCGCCGTAGCCGGCGACATCTCCAAGATTTTCGTGGCCGCAAACGACTCTTCGGCCAAGGGCGTAGCTGGAAACCTCGTCAACCAGATAGCCTTTGCGGTCAAGGCCGGCGACTTCGGAACCTTCTCCCGCCTTACCGAAGGTGGCCGACTCTCCGGCATGCTCGGCCAGCGCAGCGTCCTCTCGAAGATCGCGAACGACGCCGACAAGCAGAGGGCCTTTGCCAAGGCCAAGAACTTCCTGAACCGCGCCAACCCCATCAAGAGCGAATACGGCACGCAGGGATTCGTCCGTGATCTGCGGACAATCCATGACCAGGTCAAAGGTAAGTTCGGCGGACGCATCAAGCAGGGCCGCCGCCCGGTCACCGCCAAGCTGCTCGTGCAGGACAAGTCCGAATTGCAGGAATACATTGAACGCCGTCAAGCCATGGTCGGGGCGGTCAAGTCAGGTTGGGCCAAGGCCCTTGCCAGTCTCCCCCGCCCTAAGGATAACAACGGCCAGCAGGGCGAGCCCGGTGCCCAGCTGCGCAAGGCCTCTTGGATTACCTCGCATTCTGGAGTCCCTGGGACTAACGTGACGGCCTTCACCGACAAGATCGCCGAAGTCTCCGTGACGAACACCCTAGGCAACATCAACGCCATCGCCGACGAGGCAGGAGTCCTCGGCCTAGTCTACGGTAACCGCGTCAAGCAGATGCCCGCCATGATCCGTTACCGCATGCGTAAGCCCATCAACAAATTTAACCGCAAATAACATGGCCTTCACCAAATCCATCCGCCACATCGTCGAGGGCACGCTCGCGACCTACCTCACCGCCCAGGCTGGTCTCGCCGGCGTGGCCATCCTCACGGGTGACAGCGCCGCGACCCAGACCCTGCCCAAGGCCGTCGTGCTCTGCGACTCCGCCCGGGCTCCTGGCGACCTCCCCGAAGGCCTCGGCAACTTCGATTGCTCCGTCCGCATCACCCTTTTCTCGAACGCAGACGACACGACCCTGGCCGTACACCGTGCCCGATGCGCCGCCCTGTCCGACTGCATGCGGAGCGTGGGCCTGATCCAAGACGCCTTCGCGGTGACCGGCGACGCGCTCTGCTATGACGTGACCTACGTCTCCGAAGACGAGGGCATCGACGAGCGTTCCTGGGCGACTTCCTTCGCCTTCGACATCCTCACTTGCCTGAACCCCGAGTAGGTTGCCAATTAAAGCAGGAGTAAGATGAGCGAAGTAAACAAAGGCGTAGTCTGCCTCTACGGAATCGGCGCCGGCCAAGTGGCCTCGCTTTACGTCCAAAGCTACTCCGTGAGTTCCGGCTTCAACAACACCGGCACGGTGGTCGACGAAGAAGGCAACACGGTTACCGCTCGTTACGACGACCGACGCTCCGAGATCACCGTCGAGGGCGTGGCGAAACTCACGTCCGTCCCGCAGCTCGGCGCCACCCTTACCTTCACCGCGAAGACCGCCTCGGCTTACCCTGGCGGCGCGGCTTCGGTCAGCTTCTCGGGCACGATCACCAAGGTGGACGACCGTGGATCTAGTAAAGGTTTCGTCAGCGTGTCCATCACTGCTGAGTCCTTCGAGCTCATCACCTACTAATTGACACCCCCGCAAGGGGTGCAATCTGGAGGGAGTGGATCGTCGCTTCCTGAATGCCTATGTCGACCCGGCGCCTTTTCGGTTGCTGGGTCGAACTCTTTACCCCTGGTGCCTCAAGTACCGCGTGCGCCTGATGGCCTTCGAGTCTCCGCTGGTCGAGTCCGGCAAGGAAGTCTCGCCCGCCGACCTTCTTTTCGCCTGCCAGGTCTGCGCCGAGGAGCCGCTTGGGGACATCGGCATCATCGACCGCTTACGTCTCTCTCGGCTTAACGACAACCCCGCCAAGTTCCATCTTCTGCTCGAGGCCTTCGCCGGCTACATCCTCGTGGACAACTGGCCGAAGTTCTGGGAGCAGTCCGCGAAGAAGGGCTCCCCCGGGAACAAGGGCATCCCGTGGCCGCTGGCCATCGTCGCGAACCTGGTCGCGTGCGGCATCGAGGAGAAGCGGGCGTGGGAGATGCCAGAGTGTCAGGCCATCTGGCTGAACTCCGCCTTGGCCATCCGCAAGGGTGCGGACGTCGCGATCATGTCGCCCGAGGAGGAGGCCTTCATCGAGTCTGAGCTGAAGGCCGGCGAAGGGGAAGCCCCCGTTGCCAATCCCGCAGGGTAAAGAAGACCATGGCCCAAGACCTGACCGTAAACATCAAGACGACCTCGGACGTTCCCCAGGCGATGGAGAAGTCGAAGAGCGCCGTCGTCTCATTCTCCAAACAGGTCGAAGACATCCAGAAGAAGTTCTCGACTGCGTTCAAGGATATCTTCCTCGGCTTTACGGCTCCGATGGTGCTCCTCCAGGGGGCGTTGTCTTACATCAGTAAGTCAATGGAGGAAGCCAAGCGCAGCGCGAAGGAAGGCATCGACCTGATCGCGTCCGGCGAGACTAAGTTTGCCAGCACGGAAGAGCAGCGTGCCGCCGCTTATTTCAAACGGCGCAAGGAAATGGAAGACGAGAAGAAGCTTGTCGAGGCGGGAAGGTCTGACATCACGAAGCAGATCCTAAACAATCCTGGCGGCATGTTCGCAGACTTCGACCTTCCCGAGGAGTACGTCCGCAAACTCCGCGCGGGAACTGAGACTATTGACAGTCTGTCCAAGAACGCCGACGTGCAGCGCTTGGCGATGGAGTACTTTAACACGACCGAAGAGGGCAAAAAGATTTCGGCTTCTCTCTCTCAAGATGAAGCGTCCGCTGGCAAGGCCGGCTCGTTCAAGGGCCCCGAAGGATTCGGCACGGTCGTCGGCGTCGGCGCAAACCCGGTCATGGAGGCCATGACCCGCCAGAATGAGATCCTCGAGGAGATTAAACTCATCCTTCAGGAGCAGAGCATCGAGAACCGCGGCGGCGTCCCTGCGCCGTTCACCGACCGCGCCGTCCCCCTGACCGCCGCCAAGGAGGGCGTCGCCTGATTTTATGGCCCAAGTAGCAAAAGGTAAAACCCTTCTCACCGCCGAGATCCAGCCAGGCTGGACGGTGCAATCGGACGGCTTCGGCCTCATTACGTCGACGACGACCTATAAGGCCGACATCGCGGCGCCGATCACGTCGTTCCAGCGCGGGCAGCCGCATCCCGACGCGTTCTATTCCTACCTGAAGGCGCACAAGTATCAGATCAGCTGGGACAATCTCCGCTATAAGACCATCAAGGTGGACTATGTCGGCATCGACCCGTCCGTGGGCGGCGGAGTCCGCACGCTCGCCAACACCTCCGTGGCGAACGGCCTGACCGCGGAGAACATCACGACCCATCCGAACTTCTTCTCAGCGGCTGCTGGCTATACTGTCGGCCCGCTGGCCGGCTTGCCTTCCGACTTCGGCGGCGCTTACGACGACTCGACCCTCGGGCCTCCCGTTCAGGTCATCAATCAGGACACCGGCAAGCCCGTCGTCGTCCCGTCCTCCGAAGGCTACAACGGCGCATGCTTCGAGACTGGTGCCGGCGGCCGCTTCATCGGCTTCGTCGACCCGGACGTCCCGTATCTCTACGGCAAGACGCAGTATCTCGCCCCGACCACGACCTACTCGGGCGTCCTTTATACGACCTCGGTCTCTGACGTGCAGGCGCTTTATCTCCTGCTCAACTCGGCGACGGCGACCAACTCCTGGGGCATCTTCACACTCATCCCGGCGTGGGGCCCTGTTGGTTCTGGAGACTGGGGTAACAATAACCTCCTTTCTCAGGTCAACGTCGAGGAATACGGCGCGCTCTACAAGATCATCTACGAGATCCGCTACTCGAAAGAAGGCTGGCCTCCCGACGTCTACGCGAACATCTAAGCCATGGCCATCCAACCCGGAGTCGGCTACACCTTCACGTCCTCCAGTCAGGGGACTAACTTCACAATCCAGACACCTTGGCAGCTCTGGAACTACGGACAGGACGAGCAGTTCCAGCAGTTTCAGTGCGTGGTCATCAAGCAGAAGGTCGGCGAGGTCACAAAGCACTACCTGAAGACATACAAGGGCGTCGTCAATTATACCTGGAGCCTGTTCCCGTTCCGTCCTGAAGACACGGGAAGCGGTTCTGGCGGTGCTTTCTACAAGTCAGAGAAGCAAGCCCGCATCACGGACTGGGCGGTCTACGCGAACGGCACGCGCACGGCCGGCACGGCCACCTCTGGCCCCGACTTCGAGTGGATGGCCAGCAACGGCAAACTCGAACTCCCCGCCGGCGCCACGGGCAAGTCGGTCGTCGTTACCATCAGTAAGATTGATTGGTGGGACGCCTCAGGCTGGCTCTCTGCCTACCGAACCATCGACGCCGAGAAGCCCTTCGTCGCCGTCTTCGACGCGGCCGACGCGAACATCAACGCGATCCTTATGCAGCAAGGCAGTTCTGCGTGGACGCCTAACACCATTTGGAAAAATGGGACGGACATTACGTTCTCTGGCCCTGTGCCGATCACCATTGGCTACACATACAAGAAGATCGCGCAGCTGGACTGGAACGACACGACCCTTTCTTGGGACGTAACCCAGTATCTCGTCGGCCCCATCGACCTACCCATTCATCACTTATTGCAGACCGTATTGGCGGAAGGCATCGCCCCTAGCCCGACCCTTTACGAAGACGCCCTTGCGGACGAGTTCGACTCCTGTGCGAATTACGCATGGTTCGAGGGCATGTGGGCATACCCAGGCTACACGATGAACCCGTCTAACTGGTGGTACGACATCGTGAATACCTGACCCCTTGCCAATCTGGGCAGGGGTATAAGACCCGATGAGCTGCTCTAACACCGTAACCATCTCGCAGGGCAACACCTTCGCGGCGACGTTCACCTGGACTCCGGGCGCCACCGGCCCCGCGAACCTGTTGACCACGACCCTGACCTCGACCGTCGAAGACCGGGCCGGAAAGACCTACGAGCTCACGATCACCAAGGCGGTCGACGGCCTGTCCTTCTCCGTGGTCTACCCTGGCTCGACCGAAGACTGGGCCATCGGCCTAGGTCGCTGGGACATCAAGTTCGTCTTCCCGGGCTCGACCATCTCCCGCACGGAAATCTTCCGCGTAAACGTCATCGACAGCGTCACCGTCTAAGCGCCGACCATGCCTGACGCGACGATCACCTCCACGGAGAGCACCTTCGGGACTATCACCGGCACCTTCGCGGCTGACCAGTCTACGGTCGCCGGCACGGTCACGGGCATCATCACGGGCACGCTCTCCGGCTCCGTCGGGGTGCCAGGTCCCCAAGGCCCTCAGGGCGTGCCAGGAAACCCCGGCCAAGGCGTCCCCGTCGGCGGCACGGCTGGCCAGTTCCTGACCAAGATTGACGGCACGAACTACAACACCGATTGGACGACGGTCAACCTGTCTGCCTATGCGGTCAAGGCGAACAACCTGAGCGACCTGACCAACTTCGCTACGGCCCGCGACAACCTCGGACTAGGCACGCTCAACTCCCCCACCTTTGCCGGCATCACGGCGCAGGGCTCTGGCGCCAACGTCGCGAACCTGACGCCGACCTCCCTGTCGCTGACACACGCGACCTCCGGCTCCTTTACGATCCAGCCGTCCTCGGGCATCACGTTCCCGGACGCAAGCGTCCAGACAACTGCCTTCACGACCTCTCAGCTGACGGCCTACCTTGCGAAGGCTTCGAACCTTAGCGACCTAGCCTCGACCTCCACGGCTCGCACCAACCTCGGCCTCGGCTCCCTGGCTGTGGTCAATGACGCCCCCTCGGACGGATCGCAGTACGCCCGCAAGAACGCGGCTTGGGATGTGGTCATCTCCGGCGACCGCTACCTGACGACCTCGACGACGAGCCTCACGATCAACAACGGCAACAAGACGCTGACGGTCGGCACGGGCCTCTCGTACACGCCCACCCAGAACGTCACGATTTCTTACGACGCGGCGCACCATATGCATGGCGAGGTGCTGACGTACAACTCCGGCACTGGCGTCATGACGGTGGACGTGAACCACAACACCGGGTCGGGAACCTACGCCTCTTGGGTCGTCAATGTGGGCGGCGTCACTCCTGCGACCTCCGTAGCCTGGGGAGCCATCACCGGCACTCTCAGCTCGCAGACCGACCTCCAGAACGCGCTCAACGCCAAGTTGGAATCGGGCAGCCCTTCGGCGACTGGAAGTCTGACCATCACCGGGGCATTCACCCTTTTGACGGCTTCATCGGGTCTTCTCAAATATACTCATACAACTTTACCAGAAGAAACTCGGCTTAGGCACGATAGTTTTACACTATACGCCGACGGTTCAATCGATGATAAGATGGTCGAAATTTCGATGACGGGCATCACACTCTACGACCCAGGCGTGCCTGGTTCTGGGGCGACCATCGTCTTCCCTGACGGCACGACCCAGACCACGGCCTTCCAAGGTTTGGGTGGCGTCGCCCTTCTCTCCGGCGCGACCTTCAGCGGCAAGGTCAATTTCACGCCTTCCGCCACGAGTGCCGGATTGAACATCGGCACACTCGCCACAACCCCCTCGACCCTTTCAAACGGCGACCTCTGGATCGGCGACAACCTCAACTACCGCAACCAGTCCGGGGCGACCCGCACGGTCATCAACGCGCAGACGCCCAACACCATCACGGTGACCGGCGCCAATGCTCCGCTGACCCTCAACCAGAACGGCGCCGGCTCCACGTTCCTGGTCAACGCCGCCGTGGCCTCGACGAGCCCTGCCGTCAAGATCACCAACAACGGCACCGGCGACTCCCTGCAAATCGACAACGGCACGCCCGACGTCGCCTTCACCGTCAACGCCGACGGCCGCGTGGGAGTCGGGACCGCCCCTGACGCGACGGCCGCCATCAAGCTCGACGCCGGCGGCATCAAGTTCAACGACGGGACGACCCAGACCACGGCCCCCATCGCCGACGCTCCGAGCGACGGCACGGTCTACGGCCGCCAGAACGGCTCCTGGGTCAACGCCGAGACAGACCAGGTCAACGTCCAGACCTTCGGCGGACCTTCCAGCAGCGGAACCTTCACATGGACCAAGCCCGTCGGCGCCAAGTGGGTCGAGGTCTTGATGATCGGAGCGGGCGGCGGCGGCGGTTCAGGCGCACGCTATGCGACCTCCAGCGCACGATATGGCGGCGGCGGCGGCGGCGGCGGTTCCGTGCTCTTCGTCCGCGTTCACGCCGACGACCTCGCCTCGACTGAGACGGTGACCGTCGGCGCTGGCGGCCCAGGCGGCGCAGCCACTACCACGAACGCCCAGCCAGGGACAACTGGCACCTCTGGCACGGACTCCTCTTTCGGCCCATACTTCGCCAGCGGCGGACCCGGCGGCAACCGAGGAACGACCTCGGCGGCGGCTGCCGTGGGCTCGCGCTTCGTCCTGGCCTACGCCTTCGCGGGCAGCGTCGGCAACGGGGGAGCTGGTTCAGGTGCGGCCTCAAGCACCCTGACCTATCAATATTTGGTCGCCCCTTCGGGCGGCGGCGGCGGCGCAAGCGCCCTCGCATCGAGCACCACAGACGCCGACGGTGGCGCAGGCGGCGGCAAGGCGGCCGGCACATCCACCCTTCTCGGCCTGATCTCAGCGGTCTCTGGCGGAGCTGGCGGCATCGCTTCTTTGTCCACGGCCCCGACCAACGGCGTCGCCACATCTGGCCTCGCCGGCGGAACTGGCGGCGGCGGCGGCTATTACAAGACTGCGGTCATCGGCACGGCCGGCGGCAACGGCGCCTTCCCTGGCGGAGGCGGAGGCGGCGGCGGAGCTTCAGACAACGGCTTCAACTCCGGCGCCGGCGGCAACGGCGGCAACGCCTTCATCGTCATCACCACATACTGCGTATGATCACCGACTCCAAGAACAAGGTCTGGACGGCCGACGCGGCCCGCGTGCGTTGGACCACCGTCGAGGGCGACGCCCTGACGACGAACCCTGACTGCACCGACGAGCAAGTCCTGTCGGTCATCGAAGGGCTTTATCTTTCCCAGTCTTCCACGCCTAAGACCGACGCCGAACGCATCGCCGAGCTCGAGGCCCAGGTCTCCGCCCTAATGGCCAAACTTTCCTGACATGATTACCATCCTCCTCTGCATCCTTTCCTTCGTCGCCGGTGCCCTCGTTATGAGGAAACACAAGGCCAAGGCCGACACGCTGGAAGCCAAGGGCAAGGCCGCCCTCAACGCCCTCAAGGGCCGCGACTAATCCATGCGCGCGCTCCTGGTCATCGCCTTGCTGGCCCTGACCGGGTGCAGTCTGTTCCGCAAGGACAAGACGGACGAGCCCCTGCCTAAGCAGCCGGACGCGCCGACCAAGCCGGACGTGGTCCAGTCCCTAGGCAAAGACCTCGACAAGACGGATCACCGCGTAGGCGCCGCGCTTGTCGCTATCGAGAAGAACGCAACCTCCCCCAAGGTCGTCGTCGCAGAGTCTCGCCTCGCTCAGTCCTATTTGCCCCCGCCCCCCGAGGCGGACGTGGCCTTCGCCGTTGCCCGGGCTACCAAGGCCGACCCCATCGACTACGCCAAGCAGATGGAGTTCGGACGCAAACTCGCCACCGCCGTAAACAAGGCGTGGGAGAAGCTAGAGGCCGACCAGAAGGAAGCCGCCCGCGTCTCGCAGCTGAAGGACGCCCGCATTGTCGAGCTGACGAAGGAGGTCGAGCGCGTGAAGAAGGACGCCTCCGCCCAGACATGGACGCTTGTCGGCGCCGGCCTCGCCGTCATCGGTGCGCTGACGACCGCCTTCATGGGCCCCCGCATCGGTCTGCCCCTGCTACTCTGCGGAGCCTTCTGCGGATCCGTTCCCTTCATCATCGACTCGCCCTGGTTTGAATATGCGGCCGGGGCTACGCTGGTCATCTCCTGCGGCCTGGGCCTCTGGTGGCTCGCCGACCGCGTTAGGGACTCGGTGAACAAGCCCTCTCCTTCCGACGATGAGCAAGCCCCGCCCCAAGTCTGACCCGCCCGCGGTCAAATACGCGGAGCCTCACTTCACCTTCCGCATCCTCGGGAAGGCAAAGCCCTCGCACGATCCGAAGTGCAAGACACCCTTCGGCTACTGCTGGAAAGGCTACGGCGACA